GCCGTACTGAATGTGATACCCGACGACTGGCGTAGCGATGTGCTGCATGATATGGCAAGTCGACTGAAAGCAGGTGGCCGCCTATTTATCAATACGCGCAAGGCCGGAGAAGAGAAGGGCATTAAGGACAAGATAGAGCTTGACAGTCCGCAGGAGGTGCTTGTAAAGCGCAACGGAAAGATAGCAAGTTATCAGCGTTTCTTTACTCCACAGGAACTGAAAGAGTATGTAGAGAAAGAGCTTGGCGAAGGATATAAGGTAGAGATAGCCAACGAGGAGAACAGTGGCACAAAAGGCCTGGCCGCCGTAGTGGTGACGAAGGAAAGTCAGGGTGAGAGCACCGGTGCAAAGGCTGCTTCAAGTTCGGTGCAGCGCATGACGTCGGCGGTGAATGATCTGGCGCAGAAGCTGCATTTGAATAACGTGGAGATAGTGACGGAGCCGATAACCGTTAGGGACAAGAACGGGAAAGTGCACCGCCCAAAGGGATATTTCAACCCAAAGACGGGTAAGATAACAATATCGATCGCGAACAACGCGGACGTAGATGATGCGGTAAGCACGCTTCTACACGAGGCGGTGGCGCATTACGGGCTGCGTAAATTGTTGGGAGAGAACTTTGATACATTCCTCGATAACGTCTTTGCCAACGTGAATGACAACATTCGCAAGAAGATAGAGGATGCGGCCAAGAAGCGCTATGACGGCGATACGCGTACAGCCACTGAAGAATATCTTGCTTCACTGGCAGAGAAAGAGAACTTTGAAGAGGCTCGCAAACAAGGCGTTTGGGATAAGATAAAGGATTTGTTCTTTGAGCTACTCCACAAGGTGGGCGTGAAACTGAAACGGAAGCTCACGGACAACGATTTGCGCTACATGCTTTGGCGCAGCTACGAGAACCTAAAGGAGGGCAAAGGCGGCAGGACGATGCTGCAGGAGGCCGCAGATGCCGCCAAACGCGATGAGCTGGGCATTAGGAACGAGGCCGCGGAAACGGCGTCTCAGGCGGAAGAAAACCGAGAAGTCGGAGAGAAGAGCAGGCTATGGGGCAAGCATGACATGGTGAGCCTGGCCAAGAGGACGGCCGAGGGCGAAGACCCGCAACTATTGTTCCGAGACAGCGTAGATCCCGATGATGATACGGCGCGTGCAGTGTACGACAAAAAGGCCGAGGCTATCGGTACGAGGCTGAGAGAGGCATGGCAAGACAGCATGATAAACGTCAAGAACCTACAAGACGCAGTGCTGGAGCAGCGAGGCGAGAAGATAGAGGACTGGGAAAACGCCTATATGCAGGAGAACAATCTACACGGTGTAAGCAAGGCGGAAGCGGAGTATTATCAAACTAACATGTTTGCACCGCTGATTAAGGCGCTGAACAATTTGGCAAAAGCAGCGGGCATGAACCTTGCAGACGTGTATGACTACATGATAGCCAAGCACGGACTGGAACGCAATGAGTACATGGCCAAACGGTACGCCGAGGAATGGAAGAAGAAGCAAGAGGCGGCAGGGAAGCAAGTTACGGACATGGAGCTCAATAGCGAGTATCAGACACTAAGGCAAAAGGATTACGCAGGTCTTACTGGGCTTAAAGGTATGGATAAGGTGTCCGATGCCGAAGCCGAAGCGAGAAGGATGGTAGACGAGCTGGAGAAGAAGGCCGGCGCTGATGCCGTGCAAAATCTCTGGGAAAGAGTGAAAGCCGCCAATAAATGGACGCTTCGCAAAGCATATGAAAGTGGCGATATAGACAAGGCAACGTATGAGAAGATACGCGATATGTACGACTATTATATACCACTCCGCGGATGGGGAGAAGCGACGTCAGAAGACATATACGACTACATTAATGCGGGTGCAGGCGACGGCTATTCTGCACCTATAAAGGAAGCTAAGGGGCGTACCACAAAAGCCGACAACCCTATCGCGAATATAGGCAACATGGCTATGACGGCTATAGTCGCAGGCAATCACAACAGAATGAAACAGGCCCTGCTATGGTTTGCGCGCAATCATCCCTCAAGCCTTATATCCATATCGGAAATGTGGTATGTGAACAAGGGTACGAAGGATGACCCTATATGGGTAGAGGCTTCTCCCGATATACCCGAAGGCGCTACGGCCGACGAGATAGATGCCATAATGAAGGACTTCAACGATAAGATGAAAGACTTGAAGAGCCAAGGTATGGCAACAATGGAGCGTGGCGGGCTGCATCTCGGCATGATTACCAAGCCCGGTGAGGCCGATGAACACAAGGTAAAGGTGAGAGTGAACGGCAAGACATATGTAATGTACATAAACGGCAACCCGCGGGCGGCGCAGGCAATGAACGGCACGAGGGTACGCAGTGCGAGCGAAAGCACGAGGGAAAGCGGATGGATAGCGAGGTTTTCTAATTGGCTCGGACGGTCTTATACTTCTCTTAATCCGTCATTCACGGTATCCAATGCAATGCGAGACCTGACAATGGCAAACGCCGTATCCTTCATAAAGGAAGGACCTATGTACGCACTGAAATTCCGAAAGAACGTGCTGAAACTTACAGGCAGAAATGTGACAAAAGGAGGCGTGTTTATGCTGATGCATAAGTATAACGGAGGGAAGCTCGACTTGAACAATGAGACGGAGAGATACTTCTATGAATTTATGACAAGAGGCGCAGAAACAGGGTATACGTCGATATACAGCAGTGACGAGATGAAGAAGAATATAAACAGAATGCTTAAATCCGCAGAGCGCTCCGCTTTGGATCCGAGAGAAGCATGGAAAGCGTCGCTTGACGGAATAGAAACGCTAAACCGCTGTATAGAGGACGCCACGAGATTTGCTACGTACATGACAAGTCGGCAAAGCGGAAGAAGTATAGACCAAAGTGTATCTGATGCTAAAAATATTACGCTGAACTTCAATAGGAAAGGCACAGGAGAAATGGGCAATGCGACGTTCAGACACTTGTTCGTTTTCATTAATCCGGCAATTCAGAGCTTGCAGCTGATCGCGAGTCTTGCAACGAAACACCCTATTAGGTTCGGTATTTATGCGGGCTTTGTAGCAAGTGTCGGAATGGCAAGTGCAATGCTTCCGATGCTAATGCTCGAACTTATGAAAAGTATCGCAGGAGACGACGATGAACTGCTAAAGAAACTGCTCGGCGGAGATGCGAACTGGAACCCCGTGGAAGAGTACTTTAAGCTGCCCGAATGGCAAAGAAGAAATAATTTGTGCCTCTGGGTGCCAGGAACTCATAAATTTGCCATGATACCACTGTCGCAGGAGTTCAGAGTGATACACGGATTCGGCGAAATGATGAGTAGTGTGTATATGGGGAGAGAAGAGGGCACGGCAAAGGATATAGCACTAAACGTGATGAGCCAAGCAAGTGATTTGCTGCCGATAAATGTAACGGGCAACAGCGGTAATGTGATAATCGACTTCGCGCCAACGGTATTGCAGCCGCTACTGCAAGTGGCATTCAATACCGATTACAGCGGCAGGCCGATATACAAGGACAGTGAATGGAATAAGTATGAGCCGGAATTTCAGAAGGCATACGTCGGGACTCCGAGCATGTTCATAAGTTCATCGAAGATGATAAACGAGCTGAGCGGCGGAAACGACCATAAAAAGGGCTCTGTAGAGCGCAGCAAGGTAGGGAACGTGGTCAATAATCCGGCCGTGGTGAATCATATCGCAAAAGGGTATTTAGGAGGTCCTTACACATTCCTGTCAAGTCTTGGAGGCGCAGGGTGGAAAGTGCTGCACGGAGAGACGCCCGATGCACAAGAGATACCGGTGGTGAACAGAGTGATAACAGAACCGAGAGAGACCGATAAGAGCGGCAAGAAGAGAATGCCCGACTGGTATTTTGAGACGAAGGACGACGCAGACAGGGTGATGAATGAATGGAATAACTACCTCAAAGACGCCCAAGGCGGAGATGCGACGGCCAAAGAGAGAATACGCGAGATGGGCAGTGACGGCGAATATCGCAGGGCTTATCAATTACAGCAGCTATCAAGAGCGGCGAACGACATCAGGCGAGCAATGAAACTTCGTAGGGATGCAGCGTCACAAGGTCAAATGCAACGCAGGCTGAATACGGTGCTGAATAAGATGGACAGCGTGAGAAGGCATGGATAAAATGAAAAAGCGAGTATAGTGGGGCTAACCATTATACTTGCTGAAAAGATTAAAATTATGGGTACAGAGAAAATAAGACCATTAAGCAGGATTAAGCCTGAAGAATATGACCTTGACACTGTAAGAGCCGAAAGAGAGAGGAAAGATGACAGAAGCCGCGGTCTTGATGTCCTTATGCAAGCACAGCGGGCATGGGAAAATCTGGAGGTGTTCAGAAGAGAGAGGGAGCGTAATAAGCGGTACACTTACGGTTATCAATGGGATGACAAGATAACCGTAGACGGCAAGACAATGACCGAAGAAGAGTATATCAAGAAGGAAGGCAATATCCCGCTCAAAAACAATATTATCCGACGTCTTGTAAAAACAATTCTCGGCGTATATAGAAGTCAGGACAAGGAGCCGACTTGTACGGCGCGCGACAGAGACGAGCAGGCATTGGGAGAGACAATGAGCACGATCCTGCAATATAACATGCAGCTGAACAGAATGAACGACTTGTACGCAAGGACGATGGAAGATTTTCTTATCGGCGGCCTTGTGGCTCACCGGAAATGGTTCGGCTGGCGGAACGGCAAATGTGATTGTTGGACGGACTATGTACAGCCGAATAATTTCTTTATTGACGGAAATATGAGAGATTTGAGGGGCTGGGACGTCAGTCTTATAGGAGAAGTGCATGATTTGAGTTTTGATGAAGTGTGTGAGGCTTTTGCCGAGTCTCCGCAGGACGTTTCCAAGCTAAGAGACATATATCATACTTCGTTGAGGTTAAGGAATGCCGGGCTGAATGTGAATTACTTCGGTACTTCTCGCGACCTGAATAACGGATATGATTTTCTTTTCCCAGAAGACCAGTCGCGTTGCAGAGTGATAGAAGTATGGCGGAAGGAGAGTAAGCCGCGATACAGATGCCACGATTATAACAACGGTCAGTTATTCAAATGCGAGGAAGAGGACCTGAAAGAACTTGTACTCGACGAGAACAAAGCGAGGATAGAGCAAGGGTTGTCTGCTGGGATGAATAAGGATGATATACCGCTTATTAAATATAAGTGGTTCATGGATGACTATTGGTATTACTATTATCTAAGTCCCCAGGGAGATATATTGAAAGAGGGAGAAACGCCGTATGCTCACGGGAGCCACCCGTATGTGTTTAAGGCATATCCTTTTATTGACGGAGAGATACACAGCTTTGTGGCCGATGTGATAGATCAACAGCGATACATTAACAGGCTTATCACCATGCACGACTGGATATTACGTTCAAGTGCAAAAGGCGTGCTCATATTCCCCGAGGACTGTTTGCCTAAGGGAGTAGACCCTAACGACATATTAGACGAATGGGGAAGAGTGAACAGCGTAATATTCACGCGCAAAGGTGCGTCGCAGCTTCCGCAGCAGATAGCAAGCAATGCCACGAATATAGGCATAAGTGAGCTACTGGCTATGGAGCTGAAGCTCGTAGAGGATATAAGCGGTGTGCATGGAGCCTTACAAGGTAAGCCCGGCTACAGCGGTCAGAGCGGGACCCTATATGCACAGCAGGCGCAGAATGCGACAATGAGCCTTCTCGATATGCTGGAGTGCTTTTCGGGCTTCGTTATAGACGGTGCGTATAAGGATGTGAAGAACATGCAGCAGTATTACGATGACAAGCGTATATTCAATATAGCCGGCAAGAGCGGGAAATATATAGAGTACGACCCCGAGAAGATAAGCGACGTAGAATTTGATTTGAGCATCGCGGAGAGCACGCAGAGCCCCGCTTACAGACAGACGGCGAATGAGTTCTTGATGCAGATATGGCAGAGCGGGCAGATAAGCCTTGAACAGCTTCTCGAAAACGGAGACTTCCCATTTGCAGATGAACTTCTTCAAAGTTTGCAGAGCCAGAAAGAGCAGATGAGCGAAGGGAAAGTCCCGGACGATTTAAGCCCGCAACTTAAAGAGCAAGTGCAGAACGGCGCAGATATGGCGGCGGTACAGAGAGCCCAACAGATGCTCGGAGGCCAGCAAGGTTAAAACGATGCTTCGGAAACGGCTTTTCTGCGTGTGATATTGAGCTCGTCGCGTTCTCTTACGACAGGCAGCTCCATTTTGCAGAAGCATATATAAAGCCCGATGGCGCGTGTCATGAGAAGGTCGTCATGGCACCCGTCTATGGCTCCGAAAGAGCCGTTTTGCTTTCGCTCGTATGTAATGTATTCATCAAGACATCGCTGGTCTCGTTCTACATATAGCGTGTTTCTGATAACCTTAGTAAGCTCCGATATGATTACGGGTTTAGTAAGAGCGTTGGTATGAAACCCGTAAACTGTATCTACGCCGTCTTTGATGCGGCTACTTTCGGAGGCGGGACGAGAATACAAATTAGGGTAGACGCTCTTTATTTGGTCAAGAATATACAATGATTGATCGCCGTCTACCTGCCTTGAAGTATCGTGCGTTTCGAGGGTGTTGCTTTCGATGACGAGGAGAGCGTCGTCATACCATGAGGCTATTTGCGCGCTTTTCCAAGCGAGTAAGTCCATGTCAATATGGCCGTACCATTGAGCAACGACAACCGGCTTGTCTCCGTCCTTCATAAAGAGACGGTCGAAGACGACGATAACGGACCAGTCGGCCTTAGCGGAACGGCCGCCAATATCTACCACTACGAGATAGCGGTCTGAAATAATTTCGGTAGGATCTATATCGGGTTTTTCCCATACCCATAGCAAGCCTTGCCGGTCTTCGGAGAATTTTATATTAGACAGAGCGCCGTCTCCTTCCGTCTCATCGGCATACACGTCTCCCACATAACGCGGAGCGCGGCAGGCAGGGCGGAATTTATCAATCTGATATTGGTCAAACACTCTGTTACCGGAGTGCACGAATGCTTCTATATCATCGGACGGGTATTCTGACGCCATGCGGCCGTGATCGTTGAACTTCTTCCGCTCCAAGACATACCAATGAATAGCTTCGAGTGAAGCGCCTTTTTCCCATAAGCGCCAAAGAAAGATACCCGGCTCTTCTCGGTCAGACATCGCGTTCCGATTTTGTCTGTTGAGATACAGCATAGCGGCAAATTCTTTTTTCTCTTTTTCTCCTTCAAAAGGTATGGAGTTATTCTCGACATTGAACCACGGTATGAATACAGAGGTAAACTGGCTTTTGCCTTCTTTGGCGGCGGTGTACTCACGATGGAAATAGTTACCGGTTCCCTTTGCCGTAGACTCAATGACTATAGCGGTGTACGGCATGAGAAGCACGCCCGAAGTAGCACCTTGGACTATATCTTCAGGAGATTTCCCCTCTGTCTTTTTCCAAAGCCC